CCGTCTTCCAAGCAGTTGGCGGCGTCACGTCTGAACATCGATGCCGCAAACGTCGGGATGTTCGGACGATCATGCGTAGAGCTATTGAAGCTGTGTATTACGTGCGTTCGCAACTACCAGCAGACACCTTTGCAGATGAATCTCGTGATCATAGACTGGCTGTACAATACCACCTGCGAGTCCATTTCCGAGCTAAATCCTACCCAGATTCGTACCACACTCATTTCAGCGGTCCCTTCACAAGATTATGTTTTGTCTCGACGAGTCAAGATGTACTCATCAACAATATGCTCGATGCTTCAGCTCTTGCGGTTGTCAATCGTGAAGCTGAGATCTATCCATCTGGGCATTGATGGTGCCCCAAGGTAGAAGAAACTGTTACAACCGAGACTAATTACATTGACAACATTCCAAGTGAAAAGTTTCATCAAGGTGACAGTTTGGTCGTCAAATGCCTGGGGACGAGTAAACGCAAGAAAAAGAAAAGGAAGTATTTCTCCTACAAAAATATTGGACTTAAGCGACGTAGTTTCCTGGTCCATGACAACAACCTCAAAAACCTGTTGCACGCTCTGGTTGAGAGGGTATTCCTAACAAAAGCAAAAAATGGAGATTTGCAACCCCCACCTCCCGTTCCATGGGTGGGCGCCCGCAAGGGTGAAACAGAATTTAGTGGAAATCAGTTAAGAGACCTGAAGAGTCGGCTTATTGAGTATGTGGCCAAACATTGTGTCAGCAGGATGTCGAATGAACAATTTGTAAGAAGTTGCCCTGCCCACAAAAGAAAGCTGTATAAAGCCGCTCTGAAGGCCCTCCACACTGAAGGCTGGAAGGATACGTATTCGAATATTAACGTGTTCACAAAGTTTGAGAAGATTGATTGTACTGACAAGACACCAGTGCCAAGAGTCATCTCTCCCAGACACCCGGTCTACAATCTCGTTTTGGGCACATTTCTTCGCCCTATTGAGAAGCTCATCTATCAAGGATTGGATGAGTTGTGTGGAGGCCCGACCGTGATGAAGAACTACAACGCAGTGGAGACTGGCACGATTATTGCCTCAGCCTTTCAGGAGGTCGAAGCCCTACATGGGCAGGCATTCGTATTATCTCTGGACGCGTCACGTTTTGACCAACATGTGTCTCAAGAGGCTTTGCAATTCGAGCATTCGATTTACAATGGTGTTTATAAGGCGGCTGGCTTGGATAAGCCGCAGTCCGACCTACTAGCACGACTGCTACGCGCTCAAAAAGTAACCAAAGGTTCAGCAACCATTCAACATGAAGGTGTGGACTACAAGGTGAACTACACGCGCAATGGTGGACGTTGCTCAGGAGATATGAACACCTCGCTTGGCAACATTGTCCTTATGGTCTTGATGACAAAAATCATCTTCGACCGTATTATGGGCAAAACACGCTACCGCATCATCAACAATGGTGACGACTGCCTGGTCATCCTGCCTGGCACGTATGACTCATTCATGAGTCGTGGTGGCTTTGCTAAGGAATATTTGAAGTTCGGGTTCAATGTCAAAGAGGAAGCACAACACGCAACTATAATCGAACGTGTTGGGTTTTGTCAATCTCGTCCAGTGTGTGTGGACGGTGTGTGGACTATGGTTCGTACACTAGACGCGCTGGATAAAGACTTGCTGTCGCTTAAACCAGATAGTCAGCAGGATCTTTGGATCACCGAGATCGGCAAAATGGGTAGAATAGTTCTCGCTGGAGTTCCACTATTCCAAGCGTTCTACCAGGCTTTTCCCTCCCTCCAAGATGCACGCAGGCGTGACACGACCATCCATGAAGGTTGGTTGTACCGAATGTCCAAGCGAATGGAACTAAACACAAGAGAACCATCCGCAGAGACGCGAATGTCTTTTTACCTCGCCTTTGGTGTTGACCCATACACCCAAAAGGTATTGGAAGAAAGGTATGCCAAATTTGTCTTCACGCGCACGGGCCAAGCAAGCTGTGCGGACTGTCACGATGTCCGTATGGAATGGGGTTCCTGGAATTAAAACGTCTAAAGTGGCTTACAGTTGCCACGCTAAGGCTACGGCCGAATGCCAACAGACTGCACGGATGTGCTCAAGCGAGTTTCCAGGGATGAACAGTCGCTCCCACAGTGAGGTATCCCATACAACTGTATAAATAATTATGGGTGTATCAAAACGACAATTTATGCGGCGTCCGAAACTACAAGGCTTATCGGATGCCGAGAAAGAGAAGAGATGGAAAGATCACCTAGCGTCGCAAGGAACAACAAAACGACGTATCAATCCTACTCACAAGCAAGCCAAGCGTTTTCTTCACCGAAACGCACCACTCATCGACATTATGTCTGAGTCAAACGCCTGTATCATGGATTATGGAGCGAGTCTCCTAAACCCTTATGATAAAACTCTAGCGCCATGTGTCCCCACATATCCAGCGTTGGATTCACACAAGTTTTCCGTGTTCGGCCGCGGGGAGGGTACAACCTCCAGCGCCAATAACATTGGAGCAGTGTGTTTGCAACCAACTGGGGTTTCTGGAGTTGAATCAGGCCTCTTTACGGCTCTTGACACTTATGCCGGAGTGGACATTCCGAGTGCATCGTCAGAGACTGGCGTTACAGCATTTACCACAAACTCACCATACACTGCCGCAGACATATCCGCCGGAACTGTCCAATTAAGGCTAGTGAGTGCAGGCATCCGAATCAAAGGCGCAACAGCCAAGCTTGACGAAGGTGGAACTGTGTTTGCCCTACAGGAACCAAATCATGGTACTGTTCTTGGGCTCACAGCTGACACCATGGCAGCATATGATCGATGCTTCATCACCAGTTTTGACAACGACGATTGGATAGGGGTCCAATGGACACCCCGGCTCCAAACCGATTTCAATTACCATGAAACCAATTACGGTATTGCCGGTACGGAGACGTCTATGGGCATGATTATCAAATCTGCCAAGGCCAGCATGCCTTTCAGATATGAGTGGGTTTGTCACTACGAGGCAATTGGCTCCAATGTGCGCGGCAAGACACCGTCGCACTCTGACTCTGCCAAGGCTGAACAAGTTGCATCTGTCATCGCACAAGCACCAGTCACTGTGACTGGGAAGCTTAGCAATGAAGCAGGCGCAGCAAGAGTTGTGACAGGCAAAATCGTCAAATCTGGCTCCGGAGGTGGGGGCTTCTGGAATAGACTCGGAAATCTTGGAATGGATGTGCTTGAGAGAGGAACACACAAGGTAATGGACATCTTAATGTGAAACACTCACACACGTGACTAACAACCCCCCCATTGACTGACGACCATTTGGGGTCAAGAGTGTCAAAACTGTAACTTCAAATCTGGGTTACCTAACCCCCCCCCCCCTAGCAGAATCACCTCTTGTTGTGGTGGAACTAGTATCAATGTGAATGATGTTGCTTATGGACTGGTTATTGTGCCGCTGGCACAGGCTAAGCATAGGAGACGGACCACATGCAGGTACTAGCGCTTCAAGGTTAGTGCGCAGCAAACGCACCGGAGAGGCAGAAATTGTATTTCTGTCGCAACGATGGAGGGCCCAGGT